AATTAAGAACACTAGAAGACGCAACTGTAATTTACAGAATTTCTAGAGCTCCTGAAAGAAGAATATTCTATATTGATGTCGGCAATCTGCCTAAGATGAAGGCCGAACAGTATCTTCGTGATATGATGATTAGACATAAGAATAAAGTAGTATATGACTCTACAACAGGCGAAGTCAGAGATGATAGAAAATTTATGACAATGCTTGAAGATTATTGGTTTCCAAGAAGAGAAGGTAATAAAGGCACTGAAATCACTACTCTACCAGGAGGACAAAACCTTGGTGAGATGACTGATGTGCTATACTTCCAGAAAAAACTTTATAGAGCACTTAACGTACCTGGTTCACGATTAGAAGCTGAACAAACGTTTAATGTTGGTAGATCAACAGAGATAACAAGAGACGAAGTAAAGTTTGCTAAATTTGTAGATAGAATCAGAAGCAAGTTTTCTTATTTGTTTACTAAAACTCTTGAAAAGCAACTCGTTCTAAAAGGTCTTATGACCTTGGAAGAGTGGGAACAAGTTGCAAATGATATTACCTATAACTATGCTAGAGATAATTACTTTGCCGAGCTTAAAGATCTAGAGATGTTTAGAGAAAGATCAGCACTGTTAAATGAGTTTGATCCTTATGCTGGTAAATACTACTCACATGCATGGATAAGAAAGAACGTATTAAAACAAACTGACGATGAAATGGAAGAACTTGACCAACAGATGGAACAGGAACTAGAAGATCCAAGATATGTTCCTCAGTACGCTGTTGATGCTCAAGAACGTGAAGTGCAGGCTCAACAAGTAGCCAATAAATAAATATTTGGAGATCAAATGGAATACTCAGTCGATGATATTATTAGAGGAGCTTTTAATAAAGAGCCTTCTAGAGTTAAAGATGCATTCGAATATCTTATAGCACCAAAGATTATGGATGCACTACAAGCAAAAAAAATGGAAGTTGCTAGCAACATGTTTGCTACTTCAGACGAAGAAGATCAACAACAAGAGGACGACACCGATGCAAGCCAAGAAGATGAGTCAGCTGCAGAAGATAATCAAGCAGCCTAAAGGTAACACAGGTACCACATCATACAGTCCAAAAAGTGATGATGAGCAAGCATTTGTTGATAAGCACGAAATTCAGTTCACTGATGATGCTAACGGTAATGGGGACGATGTGTTTAAAGGTATGATAGTGAAAAAAATATCTAGAGCTTCTTCGAGGCATGGATATGATTCACCTAAAGACCAATCCGTAAATGAAAGCTTAACTGATGAGGAATTAAATCAGTTAATTGAAATGTCAGCAAAGATGAAAAAGAAAAGACATGAAATCTCACTTGCTTTAAAAAGAGAGAACCCAGATTGGTCTATGGATAAAGTCTTTGCTATTGCTACATCAGCTGCACAAAAAGCAGTGAAAGAAGAGTACGGGTTAGCAAGTGAAGAAAAAGAAGATAAAGAAGAGTCTGGTGAATACATGAAAGGTGTGCGCAGAAGAGTTGCACAAAGAAGATCAGAATTATATAAAGATTATGCTGACAAGGATGAGAAGTCAGGTAAATCGAACGGATCTGTTTATCGAAAAATGGCCAAGCGTCAAGCAGAGCTTGCTAAAGAAGAATTTGATAGTAATGACATTGATGTAAGTATTCTGGAGCTTTATCTTGACCTCGACGACGACAATAAAGCTATTCTTATTGAGATGTTAGACAACGGATTAGAAGATCTTATCTCTGAATTTATTGCCGAGAATAAAAATGCCTGAAGTCGTTAAAGTTATCTCACAAGAGCAAACAGTAAATACTACTCCTAACACTGTTAGCTTGGCTACTCTAGTTAGAGTGTTTAATGCTAACACAACTGATAATTATTTAATTACAGTTAGAGATGCTGCTAACAATATCCTAGGCTCATTAACTATAGGATTTAATGGTAGTGAGGAAAGTGTTGTTTATTTAAGAAAATCACCTACAGATACTGTTGAAGCAAATAATAGCACTTACGTAAAGGGTGTATCCGTAGGGTACTTTTAAGGAAAAGACATGAAGTTAATCACCGAGCTCAATGAAGAAGTTAAATACCTTGTTGAAGAAAAAGAAGGTAAGAAAAACTACTTTATTGAAGGAATTATAATGCAGGCCGAACAGGGTAATAAAAACGGTCGCATTTATAGAATCTCTACTCTTGAAAGAGAGATGAATAGATTTAATGAAGGCTATGTTAATAAAAATAGAGCATACGGTGAGCTTGGCCATCCTTCTGGTCCTACTATTAACTTAGAACGAGCTTGCATCATGTTCAAGAACCTTAGAAGAGAGGGCAACAATATTGTTGGCAAGGCTAAAGTTCTTGACACACCTATGGGACATATCGTAAGAGGTTTAATTGATGATGAGGCTAATCTAGGTATTTCTTCAAGAGGTATGGGTAGCTTAAAACAATTAGATAACGGCCTTATGGAAGTGCAAGACGATTATTACCTTGCCACACCTGGAGATATTGTAGCTGATCCATCTGCACCTGATGCTTTTGTTAGAGGCATTATGGAGGGTGTAGAATGGGTTTGGGATAATGGTATTATTAAGGCTCAAAAGGTTGAAGAATTAAAGCAATCTATAGCAAAAGCTTCAAGCAAGAATCTAAAGGAAGCCCAGCTTAAAGCCTTTAAGAGCTTTTTTAACGAATTGTCTAGACGTTAAATTTATAAATAATAATAATTAAATCCATTAAGGAGCGTTAAATGAAAGAAAGAGAGTTATATGAGAAGGTGATTAATAAAGGTGCTCACAATGGTGATGTTACCATTGCTGACCCTATCGCCAAAAAAGCAACCCTTCCAAATTCAAACAGCAACGGTGAGCCTATGAAGAAGATCGAAGATCCAAACAACCCTGGCATCGAAGATACAGACATGGCAACCAATACCAAGCCAACCTCAGCAAGTGCTGCTTCAAATAAAGCTTCAGTAGCTATGAAAGAAGAAGACGAGAGCGTTGAGCAGGATGATACCGAACAAGAAACTAGCTACAGCATCGAAGTAGCCTTTGAAGGTGAAGAGCTTTCAGAAGAATTCAAAGAAAAAGCAACTACAATTTTCGAAGCTGCTGTTAATGCTAAGGTCAGCGCCGAAATAACAAAGCTAGACGAGCATTATGCTCAACAAGTTCAAGAGCAGGTAGAGTCGTTCAAGCAAGAATTAACAGAACAACTAGACAAATACCTAGACTATATCGTTGAGCAGTGGATGGAATCAAATGAGCTTGCTATCGAAGAATCCCTTCGTTCAGAGATCACAGAAGAGTTCATCGATGGTTTAAGAATTCTATTTGCAGAGCATTACATTGAAGTACCCGAAGACAAGCTAGACGTACTTGAAGATCTTACTAACAAAGTGCAAGAGCTAGAGCAAAAGCTTGACGAGTCTATCACTACTAATATCGAATTAAACGATGCTATTAAAGAGTATACCAAGAATGAAATTCTTGCTCAAGTAGCTGAAGGACTTACTCTCACTCAGAAAGAAAAATTCAGCACGTTAGCTGAAGGTGTTGAGTTTACTGATACAGATAACTATGCTAAAAAGCTTGAAATTGTAAAAGAGAATTACTTTAAGTCTTCTACTAAGACAAGCAAAAGCATAACAGAGACAGAAGTCGAGCTTGCTGAAGAAGTAACACCAGATAAGCCTGTATACCACGGTACTGTTGCTAAGTACATGCAGGCTATTTCAAGAACGACTACTAAGAAATAAAAATTTATAAATAAAATTAACCCGATTTTAATTTAACGAGGAAGGGGAAACAAATGTACTTAAATGAAGAAATTCAAAACAAGTGGAAGCCAATCCTTGAGCATCCCGATCTGGAAGCTATCAAGGATCCACATAGACGTGCTGTTACCGCCCAAGTCCTAGAAAATACAGAGAAAGCTCTTCGTGAAGCTTCTTTCCAGGCTCCAGGCAGTCAGCGTCTAATCGAGGCTAACAACCCAACCAACGCCATGGGCGCATCAAGCTCAGTTGCTGGCGATGGCGCAGTTGACATCTTCGATCCAGTTCTAATCTCTCTAGTTCGCCGTGCAATGCCTAACCTTATTGCTTATGACATCTGCGGTGTCCAGCCTATGACTGGTCCTACAGGTCTCATCTTCGCAATGCGTGCACGTTATGACAACCAAGGTGGCGACGAGACATTCTACAATGAAGTTAACACAGCCTTCTCAGTTCCTGGATACAGTGCTGCTGACACCATCGGTAATAAGATGGTTGGACAGACTGGCTCTGGAGCTAACACCACATTACTTGCTCAATCAGCTAACGTTAACTACGCTGCTGGTGCATCAACAAACACACTTGAGCGTACTGGTAATGGTACAATTGCTTTCCCACAGATGGCCTTCTCAATCGAGAAAGTTACTGTAACAGCAAAAGGCCGTGCTCTTAAAGCTGAATACTCAATGGAACTTGCACAAGACCTTCGCGCCGTTCATGGTCTTGACGCAGAGACAGAGCTTTCAAACATTCTTTCAGCCGAAATTCTTGCCGAGATCAATCGTGAGGTTGTTCGTACTGTTTATGTTACAGCCGTTCGCGGTTCAACATCAGGAACAACAGCAGCTGGTTTCTTCGATCTTGACACAGATTCAAATGGTCGTTGGTCAGTTGAGAAGTTTAAAGGTCTTATGTTCCATCTTGAAAGAGAAGCTAATCAGATTGCAAAAGATACTCGTAGAGGGAAAGGTAACATCGTTATCTGCTCGAGCGACGTAGCTTCTGCTCTTCAGATGGCCGGTGTTCTAGACTATACTCCTGCTCTTAACAGCAACAATCTAAACATTGACGACACAGGTAACACTTTCGCTGGTGTTCTAAATGGTCGTATCCGTGTTTACATTGATCCATATGCTGGTGGTAACTACTTCGTTATGGGTTACAAGGGTAGCTCAACATTTGATGCTGGTCTATTCTATTGCCCATATGTTCCTCTACAGATGGTTCGTGCCGTTGATCCTGACACCTTCCAGCCAAAGATTGGCTTCAAGACCCGTTACGGAATGGCACCTAACCCATTTGCTAAAGGTGCAACAGCCGCTAGCGCAACAGCTGCATTAGAAGAGAATACAAACGTCTACTATCGTAGAACTCTAGTCAGCAACATAATGTAATAAGAAATACAAGAATTATAAACATTATGTAACTTTAAGGGGCTCTTCGGAGCCCCTTTTTTATTGTGAATAAATATATGTAAGGGGTGAACTAT